AGAAGGGGCCGGTCAAAATAGTCGGTCCCCATATCTTGTTCGTGTCATGGGGTGAGCAGCGTGGTGTCCGTAAGTGTTCTAGGTGTCCTAAAGTCCAAAAAGTAATCCGCTCAGGATTTGTTGGTGAGGACGATAACCCACCGTGGCAGAAAGAATGATCATGAACCCAAGAGATTTTGCGTTTGCCGGATTTGGCCTGTTTATGATGGGGATGACCCTCTCAAGTGCTCATAAGCTTGAGTCTCGTAATAGAGAGGTTACACTGCTCAATCATGAGATTGAGCTTCATAAGACTGAAGCTCAGGTCTTGCGTGATCAGATGGCCGATATGTCATTCCAATGGTCTTCGAAGAAGACCTATGAGGAAGGTGTCATGGATGGTATCCACAATGCCAAGAGTCATGAATATATGGCGGGATATCATTTGGGCGTATCCCAGTTGTTTGAGGTTCCAGAGGAACCTCTTACTAGTAAATCGGAGTAAAGTCATGTCGATTAAGGAACAGTTGGCAGCAATCGTTGCCATAATGAATGAGCAAGAGTCGAATGTTAACAAGGCACAACTTGTAGCAAAAGTTATGCAACTTGTAGCGGATCTCAACGAAAAGGATGTTGAGATTTCTGAAGACGTCTTCGAATCTCTCAATCCAGATGCTAGAAAAGCAGCACTGCTAGGCTTTCTTCTCGTCACAATCGAAACTCTAGGTGAATGAAATGAGCCTGAATATTCTCGGAATTGAACTTGTTTGCACTTGTGGTGCTTGCCCTGAACAATATGATGCCTTCATTGATGGTGAAATGGTGGGGTATTTCCGCCTGCGTCATGGTCGGTTTCGAGTAGATTATCCAGACTCTGGTGGGGCTACTCTACTGAGCGAAAGCACCATCGGTGACGGTATTTTCGATGAATCAGAGCGTATGGACTGTCTGACTCGTGGATGCGTAGCCATTCTGACTCGGAGAGCCGAGGATCGGAAGGAGATTACTTTGACCAAAGATGACAAATTCGAGATCCTTGATTTGATTGAGGATGTCCTTACAAGGTGTGAGGAATCCATTTATAAACCAGAGTCGGAGTCATATCGCTCTGTTGTCAATCCCGAGAAGGCTCGGCAGGCAATTCGTGCCATCAAGGACGGTCTTAACTTTAGGGGAGAGCCATGAGAGTACTTACAGCACTGATGGCTCTCGCCATCTGTCTCTGTGGCGAAGCGGGCGAGACCACCATCACCACAAAATTCGGAAATGGGACATTGACAAGACGATCGAATGGTGATAGAATCATCACACAGGCCTTCGGCCAAGGGACTCTTTCAAGAGAGACTTTTCGGAGTGGTAAGACTGCCACTCATATTACACAGCCGTTTGGACGTGGTACGATCACTCGATCTTCAGGTTATTTAAGGAAATCCCCAAAATAAAGTGTCAAGCGGGAGAGTACAGGCGTATAAGATCTTAGCGGATCTTTTACAACTGATAATAAGCGGGGCTTTGCCCCACATTGGCCAGTAGCATAATGGTTGTGCATCGCTCTGTTAAAGCGACGGTTCTAGGTTCGAGTCCTAGTTGGCCAGTTTGCCTAAATTAGGTTAAATCCATCAGACATAGTCTATGTAACCTACCATGTCATAGATTCAAGACTGATGGGCTACTGTGGTAGGTTAATATAGGGCAAAATATATAGCTCCCTCGGAGAAATCCCTAGGAGCCACCAGATTCTGAGATCTTATACTGGGCGTGAGCAGAAGTCAGCCGACCAACCTACGATGGTATGAGAAGTAAGCCGGGATCTGGGGATATTGGGACGAATGCTAGTATGGTGTACATTTTGACTGTAACCCACTATACAACTTTTGTCGTCCAAATCGATTGACACCCGTAAGGTGTCTGATTCATCCCAATATGGGCCTTTCCGGATGGGCTAGCCCAAACATATTGGATGGAGAGTGAATGCCGACTCGTAACTAGGCATGACACTGGAGAGACAGTTCTGGTTGCTCCGCAGGAGTCCAGAGGTTTTTCCCTCTCTTGCTCCTCTGCCGCTCCTGCGAAGCTTCGCAATAAGCACAGGTAACGTATAAGGGGGCCAAAGACCGTGGTTTTCGTGAAATAAACACCCAAAGGGAAACCTAGGTTGGGCGATAAAAACACGACGTAGCTTTTGGGCGGCTCGCCGCCACTGTGCGACTTGCGAAGCACAAAGCTCGCAACACAGCCAAATAATGTACGTGTTGCCGTCACTGTATGACAGAAATGACAGCGTTTGAGTAATGACGACACAACTCAGTTCGGTTCCATAGTGTATCGGCTAGCACGACAGCCTGTCATGCTGTTAGGATGAGTTCAACCCTCATTGGAATCGCTTAAGTCATTCGCCGCAAGGCACGTAGTCTCTGATCTATAGTGGTGGACCCAAGTAGCGTAGGCATACGCGAAACCATCCTTCTGTGGATTATCCCATGTCTGGAAGTACAACAGGAATGACTTATTCGGAAGTGACGCGAATGGTCGCAAACGAGCTTGAAACTCGTGGCCCTACAAGGGGTATGGAGTTCGATTCTTCACATTTCCGCATAGAATAGATAGACGGTAATCCGGTTTCGCGGACTAGATTATTTGTGACAAGGGAACTTTACTCCCCCGCTTCAGCTCTTGCAATGTTAATGAAACTGGCATCATACCTTCCTTCCAAGTAGGATTTCGGAGTTCAAATCTCCGACATTGCATTTTTAACAGGGCGAAGCCCTTGACTTCCCCAAAATGTCTGATAAGATACGTAGGTCTAATCGAGAGGCTCAGCCTCAAAACGTTTTTGCGAAGGACGCAGTCGTGAGCAGAGAAGAATTTGAGGATACCATCCTCTTCGACAAAATTGGGGAGTACATAGTGAACGAGACGCTAGTCTCAGTCCAGTACTTCCGGGATGACAAGAAGATCGGCTACTACAACGCAATCTCAGGAAACTGGGAGACCTATTCTGGGGTTGAGGTGGCCGATCATATTATGAGAAATTTGGTCTTCACGAGTACTCCATATTAGGGCGAAGCCAAACGGGCCGTAATTGATTTGAATGGCAATTAAGGCAATAACTGCGGGTAGTGGCTTACCAACCGGCCACTTTAAAAAGTTGGTAAAAATTAACTGCAAAATCCTTTGCTGTAGCTGCATAAGCTGGAGGGTCTCATGCCCCTCCTTACAAAAGCATGAGAGCAACGATACGCAACGTCGGCTTGGCTGACCACACGAACCGGGGGCTTTAGCCCCATACACCCGTAGATGTTATTGATGAGATTAGTCCATGACGGCGGAGCGAAACCGCCACGGTCCATTAATTTTCTCTCATGATCCACTTTAATAGCGTATTCTATTAAGGAGGGCCATTATGAGAAAAATAGAAGTAAATTGTGATTATTGCGGCGGGATCGTACTAAAACCAGTTGGTGAGTATAACCGTAGGATTAGGCTGGGAAAATGTAAATTCTATTGCAATAACAAGTGCGGTAGCAAAGTAGCAGAAAATGTAGAGAGACTTGCTCCATACACAAATGGCCAAGCTCTCCACATCAAAGGTGTGCGAGAGGGAGATGATCTTTCTCCATTTCGGCTTCATATGAAGTGCATTAAGAACCCGGATAGGAAGAAAAAGAATAGTTCGATTGATTTTGATATCGGCTACTTAAAAGAGGTTTGGGATAGTCAGGATGGTATTTGCCCATTCGCTGGAATAAAAATGTCCCTAAGAACAATGAAGGATAGTTTAAAATCTAGGATTACTGCCTATTGTGCTTCAGTAGACAGAATAGATAACTCGATAGGATATGTTCGCGGAAACATAAGGTTTGTCTGTCATATGGCGAACATGGCTAGAAACAAATATTCAGACGAGCAAGTCATAGAATTTTGCAGATTAGTTGCTGCTAATCGAATTGATGAGTCCTCCGGACTCTGACCTAATGGAAGGCTATTCGGTTCGACTCCGATGAAAAGTTGTGGAACACGGTTAGCTACCACTCTGCCAGCGTCAGAGTCCGAAGGATTTTAAATTTTAAGAGGCGAAACTATGAACTCCCACGAATATCTTGAACACATGGACCAGCAACTCTTTCTAGCTGAGCAGGTAGCCACTAAGGCTCACGAAGGTCAGACTAGATGGGATGGTACTCCCTATATTGCTCATCCTGCCAGAGTGGCAAAATGGCTTAGGGATCAGGGATATCCAAAGATTTACCAAATCGTGGGTTGGCTGCATGATACGGTCGAGGATACTGGATTGCTCTATGAAGAGATTCAAGATAAATTCGGTCCCGAGGTAAAGAAGGCGGTTCAGTGTCTGACCCACGACGAAGACGAGTCATACGCAGAATACATCATGAGGGTTCGCACTAATCCTACGGCCTCAGTGGTTAAGATCGCAGATCTCAATGATAACCTGAGCGATTTATTACCAAAGCAGAAGCAGCGAATTGACAAGTACGAGTTAGCACTTGCCATTTTGGAGGAAGCTAATGGCTGAGTTCGGTCCTATTGTTAGAGAAGTCAAAGAGAATGGGCGGTCCCGCCTTGAGGACGTGACTCCTGAAGAGATCACTGAGGCTAAGAAAAATTGGCATCATCATAGGGTGTGTGACCACACATTGGTTCACGATACGGACCTGTATCCATATTGGGCTAGGTTCTGTGCTGTCTGCGGAAAATCATTAGGATTAGTCTAGGAAACACAATGTCCCGAAGAGGCAACCTGAAAAAATTGGCTACCTATCTCTCGACTAAACGACGTAGTCGGGGGTTTAGTATGACTACCTATTCCAGTTATAGATCTGGTGCCCCCATCAATGATCCACGAAAGCAGAAAAGTGTTCCTGAGTGTAATACCGTCTGCTGTGCTTTGGGTAATGGTATTAGGGCTGGAGTTTCAGCCGGGAAATGCCACGGCTGGGATGAGTACTCTTATAAGTTTGTAGATAATAAAGACCAGTATAATTGGCTCTTCAACTACAATTGGGTATATTATGATAATACCCCAAAAGGAGCAGCATACCGAATCGGATACTTCCTTAAGTGTGGCATCCCCTCATGGTTTATGTTCCCTAGCTCGGCTGGTGAGCAAGAACAGAAGTATAAGGAATGCTTGAAAATTGGCAAAGAATACATAAGCTCTCTTAAGAGAGTTTGATTTTCAGGCGTGACAGAACAGGCGAGCAAAACCCTTAGACAAGGTGTCGCAGACCTATTCCGGTGGGGTGTTTTCTTTAGCAGATTCTTGGGACCACGGGCGTTCACTCAAAAGAATCGCCGGTCTGAGTAATCCTACGTCTAATAGGAGAACTATCACAGACCGAAACGTGTTGATATGCAAGTGGTTAAAGCACGCAGGCTGTAAACCTGTTCTCCTAAACGGGGTCCGTGGGTTCGAATCCTACTCAACACATAGTCTATCGACTCTAAGTTTAAAGGGTGAAACATGCTATCTCGAAGATCATTCGCTAAGTTGTGTGGCCTGTCTACTATACCTTTGTTCACTGGCTCGGCTATTGCGACTCCTAACACGAACGTCCTTGCCGCTGATCGCTTTGCCACATTCTGTGATTTTAAGCTGCCCGATATCGCTCAGGTCTTTACTAAAACTGAAGAGCTGGACTTTCTAGTTGGAGAAAAGGGAGACAGCATTCGTCTGATCCCGTATATGATACAGCAAAATGTCACATATAAAACTGAGTATAAAGATCGGCCCGCTCTCGTTGAGAGACTTCATGAAGTGCTTGCAAGAGGCCTAGAAAGTCGCATAGAGGCTGGTATGCTGCGTCTCTTATTTTATGCCGGATTAGAATCTATGATTGATCGCAAATGGAAATTCAAAACTGGTAAATGGGTTAGTAATATTTCTGTTTCAAATCGCAAATTCATCATGAATCCAGAAACTATTGAGCATTTCGGATATGATCCAGCCCAATCCAGCGACCTAATCTGTAGTTTTCTATTAGGCAAGAATGAGCCATTTCAGCGAGATTTGATTGCAGGACAAGAACAGGAGCTTAGCGGAGATCTCTGCTTAAGAATAGATTCTAGCAGATCAGATAGTATTGTTCTGACAGAATTACCGAACCTGCCACCACTTATGGGCTTCAATACATCTTTCGAGTTTGACGCCAAGACCCTTAAGGTCACACAAATTCCTGATAAAAGAGAAGGTATGGAGCTTATTTCCGTAGCATATTTTAGTGCTATGGCAGTTTTAGATCATAAGAGTGTAACCTTGCTCGATCTAGAACATAATATTTAGATATCGGAGATATCATGATCCAAACAACTCCAGCCAGAAACCTAGATGGAACCACCAAGGTAGATGGGACCGTAGTCATCTGCCTCAAGGATGGAAGAGTTGAAGAGGTAGTCTCTGACTTACAGCTTGATGTACAGGTGTTCAGTGCGGACGACATCCATGGCGGGTACGAGGGAAGACCATCTCGTCCTCTTTGGGAATTTTTGAGGAAACTCATGCATTTCCACTCGACAAACGAGAAGTAAGTAGTACAATGAGGCCACTAACATGGCCTCTTCCTAGATGCTTTCGAAGATTGAAGTGTCTAGGCGAAGCCCCCTGATATACGGCGATGTTGCAACATCTGTATATCCTTTTCGTTAGATTATGTAAATCTGACCGGGATGACCTAACCGTGCTAGGTTCTTTACTGTCGAGCTATGGCAGTCCGCCAAATTCGTCGGCGGTAATAGACAAAGGCAGGCTGAACAAGGCTGTCCGGTTGGTTTCGAGACCAACATTCACGAGGATGCCGTGGCGGCAGGTGGATCTCCAAAATCTACTTTTAAGGTCCGATTCCTTATTCTCGTGCTTGGTCTCGTAGCCCAATTGCCAGAGGCGTTTCCCTTAAGAGGAAAAAGTTGTCAGTTGGAATCTGACCGGGACCACTTGAGCATAGCTCTAGCACAATTGGTAGTGAGCCTAGTTAATTGGAGTTGAAATGGGCGTTAATTTTCAGCAGAAGTGCATGGTAGGAATCGAGGTTCCTCTCTCTGATATCACAGTAATGGTAGCGGAAGCGACCTATGAAGATCAAAACCGCTACAATCCCAAAACCGGCAAAATTACTGGGACTGAAAGAGTTCTAGTTCGGGAATCCGAACTTAAGTATGTCTTCATGGGAGAAGAGAGCGACGACTGGTGTTGTATGATTGAGAACATCGCTGCTGGGCTTGATCTTGATTCTTATGTCCAAGAAGACGACTCTGATGGCGAAGCCTACTTCTGTATTGGCACATTCATCGGTGACGAACGAGATATGGGCAGGGTTGACCTACTCGAAGGCTCAGTCGAGATCAGCTATCTCGTAAAGTTAATGACGGAGCTTAAGGACAAACTTCCCGGAGATATCTCTCTTCACTTTTTAAGTAGTGCAGGTTAATGAGCGTAGCTCTGAGAGACTGGAATAAAATCCCAAAGCAGACTCTCTTTAGGAGAGAAGGCGAACTGGGCGACTGCTGGCGATGTTGTATCGCGGCTATCCTCGGCTTAAAGGCCGAAGAAGTGCCCCACTTTCTCGAAATCTCGGTAAAAGAGAATGTCAATATGGATTGTGCCACTCAGGAATGGCTCAATGCTCGTGGCATGTATTTAGTAGAAGCTCCCAAATTCCGCTTTTACCGAATGCACGACTCGGACTTTGACTTTCCGCCGCTGATCGCGTGTGGTCCCTCTCCGAGATCTAAACAAATGTACGAACATCATGCAATTGTAGTTGACTTACGTGGCAGTATGCTATATGATCCACATCCCGACAATACGGGATTGACGGCAATCACTGAACATTATATGTTAGGAAGGGGCATAGCCCATGGACGGTAATCAGAAATTTTGGCTAGCATTTTGGCTAATCATAACCGGATCGATATTCGGGATGAGGATTCTCTGGATCGTTGAGCAGTATATTCTGAAGAATTGGTGATTCTCCAGAATCCAGTTGACAAGCTGACCAAGGTCAGCTATAATCGGAAAACGAGGTCCCGGTCCATGCACTATTGGGCCGGGACATTTTATTGGCTTCGCCAATTTTACGCATCCGTAGCTCAGTCAGATAGAGCAGCCGCCTTCTAAGCGGCAGGTCAGTAGTGCAAATCTACTCGGATGTACTTTCGGTAAAAGAAAAGTACCTACTCTTAAGGGCGTAGCCTTATGACCTTCCTAGACCTATTCGATTCACCCTATTCCCCCGCCAACGATGACAAAGTCACTCGTCTGGCTCGTGAGCTTCCTCCTCTTCCAAAATCCATTATCATTGTGGACGTTAGTGGAAGCATGGAGTTGCCTAATGGGAATTATTCCCGCCTCCAAATCGCCGCTGCCCTTGCCGCAGAGATCAAGCTTCGGGCTGACGCCCCCCTATACGCCAGTTCAGGCCTTGACTCCGACCAGTCTCACATGACCGAACAGCTCAACTACGATGGGTTTAATCTATGGTTGGCCCTAAGAAGAGCCTGTTATGATTTTGGTGGTGGTGGGATCTTCCTAGAAAAAGCTGTTAAGCATGTCAGCCACTACCATGTCAAGCCTGAAAGGCTTTACATCCTTACAGATGAGCAGAACTCCTACCTGCCAACTTTCGGCAAAAGCGTCTTCAATGTTGATGTTGGTTGTCAGTCCTTCGAAGAAACTCGCAGAATGCTAGATTTGGAGGTCGCATGACCCTATCCTTTAAGAATGGTTGCCTAATAGAAGCGGCCAAGAATAAAGAGATCGACTACTTGATTCATTGTGCGAATTGCTTCTCCACGATGGGTTCAGGAGTGGCCAAACTTATCAAGGAAGAATTCCCAAAAGCCTTCTTAGTAGATCAGGCCGATTATAGATCCCCGATTGAGAGGATCGGCTCATATTCTTCAGTCTTCCTGAGTGGGTTGACTATTATTAATCTATATGCTCAATATGACTATGGGACATCCTGTCGTAAGTTTGAGTATGGAGCCTTCAAGAGAGCCTTGGACGAAATCTGTAGAGACTTCTCTTTTACTGGGAAGACTATAGGTCTTCCGGAGATCGGCTGTGGCCTCGGTAAGGCCGACAAAAGTCTGGTCCACGATATCCTCGAAGATTATGCTACCGAAGGTAGCTGGACAATTTACACGCTAGGGAAATAATGGCCAAAAAAGCACAGAAGAGTCCAAAAATTGATTTTCCAGTCGAGATCAATACCACAATTCAAATTGGTGATAGTCTAAGCCTAGTCAGACAATGGGCCGAGGATCATGCCTGCGATAGGTTTACAATAAGAGAAGTGGACAAGGACAAGTTTCGTGTGAATTTGTACACCGAGTCTGGCGACACGATCCGAATCAGCCACCTTTCCCGCAGTTTCTATCTGGTTGTGAACAACGGTGTAATCGAGGATAAAACAATAAAAGGCTCTTGACAGGGCGATTTCGCCCGTTATGATATACGAAGAACGAACGACGAAAAACACAAGCGAAGGACGTAGTCATGATCATCGAAGGCGTAAAGAAAAGTACTCAAACCTCAGGCTCGTTTCAGACCTCGGGATTCCGCATTGATGCGAGTGCTAAGGCATTCAAGCTCCTCTCATCGAATCCATACAAATTCAAGGTCCGAGCCGTAATCCGAGAGCTTACTTGCAATGCTCTTGACGCGAACACTGATGCTGAAGTCTCAGCCGTCCCACGAGTGCATCTCCCTACTAAACTCGAACCTTGGTTCTCTGTAGCAGATAATGGTAAGGGCCTATCCCCAGATGATGTACGGGATGTCTATACCGTTTATTTCTGCTCCACTAAGACTAATAGCAATAAATTAATTGGGGCACTAGGCATCGGGGCAAAAGTTGCTTATTCTATTGTAGATAGCTTTATTGTTAAGTCAGTTAATGATGGAGTTAAATATACCTACTCTGCCTATAAGGATGAGGATGACCTTCCTCAGATGGCACTCTTGTCGTCTTCCCCAACTGATGAACCATCCGGTGTTGAAGTTATTGTCAACGTAATGGGTCGAGACTATGAATTCCAAGACGAAGCTGTCGAAGTATTTAAGTACTTTGACGTAATCCCCGAGATTAATATCTCCTCAGTAAAAGAGAAGATCGTAGCTGCCCGTGAATTCAAAGTCAAGGGTGACGGGTTCGCTTTCAATACTGGCTATGGTCAATGTAAAGCCGTCATGGGGAATGTAGCCTACGACATCCCACATGGGTATGGGCTCGATATTGATGGGTACATCCGATTTGAGATTGGGGATTTGGACTTCGACCTTGGGCGTGAGTCACTCTCGTTAGACAACAAGACCATTGCCAATCTAAAAGCAAGGGTCAATCAAGTTAAGGAGGGTATGGCGGATCATATCATCGGCCTAATTGAAGCTGAAGATACCGAATTCAAACGTGCAAAGATGTTTGATAAGGTGAACTGTGGAGTTTTGGGCAACATCATCGAATGTAATAAGAAGAAGTTCGATTATGTGCTTCCGCACACCTCTACGGAGATGTCTGTTTATTCTAAGACATATAAGTCTGTGAATATCAGCCATATGAAAGCCTTGCCACTTTCTGCCGATTACTACCGATTCAAGCCAAAGTTTACGGCTCGAATCAAGAGTTATCTGAAAGATCATGGTGGGAAGATCGTAGTCCTGACTGATGCTCAAATCTCAGAGTGTAAGATTGACTTGGATGTGATCAAGGATCTTGACACGCTGCCGAAGATTGTATATGCTCGTGGACCCAAGTCGAAGAGTATTAAGGTTAGATCCTGCGTTAATGGCTGCTGGAACGAGGCCCAGCTAGATACTTCTGAGCATTACGTGTATATTGAGACTATGCATGGAAAACCATCTGCGTATTCTGGGTATCACGCAGTGAATAGCTTGGTCTCTGCCGCTAAGAAGTTAGGTGCTGATATTGATGTGATCTATGGGTTATCCCCCTCTGTAAAGAACAAGGGGCAGGGAGTTGAGCTTCGCGAATTCCTGAAAGAGAACCTTGTCCTGCCGGAAAAGGCGATCTTAGATAAACCGACCAATCAGGCGATCCTGTCAAAGGTTGACAAAAGATTCGCCAAAAAGGATCTTGACAGCGATATCATCTCGTTGTACAATCTGTTCGATGTGGCCCACGACGACACGCTTGATAAACTTTCTGAGAGATACTCAACAGAGTTCCCCCTTTTGAAATTTATCTCGTACCACTATTACTCAAAACCGACCGACGCAGAACTTCTCACCTACCTCAAGGAGCTGAAATGAACTACATTAAAGATCACAATGGTTGCTGGACAGTTGTGACCTCTAACGAGGTCCACACATTTGATAGCAGCCATCCAAACTATGCCGCTCTGATTGAGTCAGTAAAGACAAAAGACGAAGCGGGCTTTCTCTCCCTCATCAATATTGGCAAAAACGTCCAGACTTGGTCGAAGGATGGATTCGTTCTTCGGGAGGGGGCTCTTTACTATCAGGACGAACAAATTGACCCATCAATCTCTTCTATCATTCTCTCAATGATTGAGGAGGGGTTCGATGAAGTCCCCATGCTCAACTTCATGAAGCGATTGTTCTACAATCCAAGCAGCCGAGCCGTTAAAGAGCTTTACTCTTGGTTGGCCCATAAGAGCTTGGCAATTTGTGAGGATGGGTGCTTTCTAGCTTACAAGTCTGTGTCAGTTTATAAAGGTCCTAACTTCGTGGACTGCTACGGTCGTGAAGTTAAGGCTGGTGACTACGTGGATAAGTACACTGGTAAGATCCGCAACAACGTGGGAGATGTCAACGAGATGCCTCGCCGTAAGGTCAATGATGACTTTCAAGTCGGTTGTAGTGAAGGCTATCACGTTGGCAGCTTGAAGTATGTGACAAGCGTATACACTTCAAATAAGCAGATCATCTGCAAGGTTGACCCTGCTGACGTCGTGAGTGTGCCTCTTGATTGTGACTGCCAGAAGATTCGTTGTTGCTACTACGAAGTTGTCTCCGAGTTCAAGAATCTGGCTATCGTCGAGCGTCAGGCTCCAGCATATGCTATCGACCCAGAAGATATCGAAGATCTTGACGAGTACTGGAGCGAAGACGAAGAAGAATACGAATGCGGGGGCTGTGGCTCTAGCGAGTTCGACTGTAACTGCTAATCTAAGGGGCCGAAAGGCCCCTTTCTTATTCAAAAGCTCGGAGAGATTTCTTGAAGAACCGAAAAGAGTATGTTCTCTGCGAGAACGAGAATGGACGCATTTGGCGAATCTCTAAGCGACTTTGCCGCATTAAGAAGGGCAACGGATTCAGGTTCGTTGCTAGAGTACTAGACCTGCATGTCTTCAAAGACAGCTTCTTTTTCAAATGGTCTAATATTGGCGAATCTATTAGCCAACGCCGGAAGGTTTCATTCAAGATCAAGAATGGGAAGATGGTCTCATACATCACCAAGACTCTCGGCACTGGTGGTATTCCAGTTAGGTGTACATATGATCCGTTGATGAGCCTTAACGACCTCAAGAAGGGAATTAATGCCAAAATCAATAGGGTCATCAACAAGGAATATGGGCTAAAGTTCAAGATTGGTGTTCCATTCTACAAGAACGTAATCAGGCTGAATTTCCCGCATTATGTGGATCTCTACCCAAAGCCAACCCTAGATATGGCTAGGGTCATGACAAAACCATCAGTAAAAAAGAGTATCAAGTCCTACTGTGGCTTTTCTGGCAAGAAGTTTTTGGCCGATATCTTGGCCGAGCCTGAATACAAACAAAGGGAAAAGTTAGATACTATCAGGATGCTTCGGAAGTATCTGACCTTTGGCGAGATTGATGTTCCCAATATCCAAACTGGTGCTAAAATTGCCGGGCTCAAGGAGTTGATACATTTAAATCCTACTTTCTTTAAGAAGGGCCTCCTCAAGAAGGAAGATGTCGCCCAGATATGGTCTCGACAATTCATCATATTGCTTCCTGATACTGTGAGGATGTATAAGCAGATCGCTGGGGTAATAGATATCGAGTCAACTCCACTAGCTCTCGCTAAAGCTAAGAGAATTCATGAGTACCACGACGCCCTCTCCACTTACCATCGGAAGATGGAACACGAGAATTTCCCATTCAAAGAATATGACTTCCATGATTCCGAGATTGGGGAATTCACCGTCAAAGTGTGCAAAGATTGCCACGAACTGATCGAGTGGAGCACATATATGAGTAATTGTGTTACCTCGTATCGAAGTCGTATCCTTGACGGGACTATTGTGATGTGCGGCCTATTTAAGGGTGGAACACTCATCTATAATCTCTCCCTGAAGAAGGTGGGCAAAAAGTTCGTGATTGATCAGCTAAACAACCGCTATAATAGGGGTTACGATGATGGCGATTTTGCCCTCATTGAATCCTTTATATCGGAGATCAAAAATGTTCTACCTCGACAAAAAGAGACAGCTAGTGCTGGATGCGAGTAAGGAGGTCGTGGGAGTTATCCGCGACGGGAAGTTCAGCCAAGACTCGCCTATGGTCTTCAGTTACTACAGGGGCGGCTTAACGGCCACCCAGCTTGAGCAGGTATCTGAAGCGATCCAAAGAGTCACTATTGCGAGAGCCCGATGATTGAGATGCCCATTTCGGACATTGACCTAATGACCGCGAAGTCCCGCAGTGACCTGATGGGAGTCCTCGCCAGTTCCCGGACCCAAGGGAAAGGGAATTTGGCAGGTTTTGTCGGAGAGGCCTTGACAGAAAGGCACACCTCTGGTAAGCTTGTGGAAAGCTTCGACTACGACATAGAGATTGGTGATCTGAAGATCGACGTGAAGACGAAATCGTGTTCATCAGATCCGAAAGGTCACTATCTCTGTTCGGTCATGAGCTACCAACTTAAGAACGAATGTGACGGGTATATCTTTGCTAGAGTTAACCTAGCGTCTGGAGTCGGCTGGCTCTTGGGGTATATTAGCAAAGTTGACTTGTTAGACAGGGGGTTCTTCGCCAAGAAGGGTTCCCCGGACGGCAGATTTACTTTTACTGAAGATTGTTGGAACGTCCAAATTTCAAATTTGGATAACATACCTTTAAGCGAGCAAAGCCATGATTCCACTGATCAATAGAACCCATTACAGCATCCACCGAGCCTTCTCAAAGCCTCGGGAAATAGCACAGAAGGCCAAAGCTTTAGGTTATGAAGCAGTGGGCCTCTGCGACTTTGGTAATGTCTCTGCCGCCCTCGAATTCATTGAGGAGTGTAAGTCTGCCAAGATCAAGCCTATTATCGGGTGCGACTTTGGTGAGACTTACGCCTTCTGCAAGAACCTCCAAGGGTGGAAGGACTTATTGTCTGTCGTCAACGAATTTTCCATTCATGCCCGCCTCAATCGGGACACCTTGGCTAATTCACCCCACCTTATCTCTTTTACCGGAAAGCTCCCCGACTGCCGTTATGTCGAGAAAGAGGATGAAGAGTTCTACCGCATTCTTCGCTGCTTAGGACTAAAAATCAAGCTCTCAGAACTTGCCGAGGAAACTTCAGGTTTCCACATGGTATCTCCTGCGGAGATCCCTGAAAGCCCGATCTATTCTGAGTTCGATGCAGTCGAACTCTTTGAGATCGCCGCACCTCCAAAGCTGCCAAAGTTCTCTGACGGGGAAGTTGAGCTACTTTGGGAAAAGGTGAGAGAGGGATTCGCAGAGCATACGAAGAACTTCGATCCTATCAAGAAAGCCGAGTATGACGCTCGCGTACGCTATGAAATGAAGGTTATTGAGTTGGCCAATCTATCAGGATATTTCCTGATCGTTTCCGATTTCGTAAATAAGGGCAGGGCAGATGGACAGTTGTGCTCAGTGGGCCGTGGAAGTTCTGCCGGTTGTCTGGTCTCCGACCTGATCGGAATTAATCTGGTTGACCCAATGCCTTATGGGCTTCTATTCAGCCGCTTCTTCAATGCTGCTCGTGCCTATCCGAAGCACTTGAGCTTTGATGAGTATCCATTCATCGACGAATTCAGAGACTTTGAAGCTATTTATCTGAAAGAGCTTGAGGAAATCCATGCAATTGATAAAGCAGCCAACTAGCACTACATGCGGTCAAAGTTGTGTAGCCATGCTATTAGGCATAAGCCTAGAAGAGGCTATCATTAGAGTTGGCCACATGGATATCACGTCCGATGACAGCGTTAAGTCCGCAATTGACATAGATGATGATTTTGACTTGGGATACCCACCAAAGAACATAATCGCCCTAGTCAAGCACAAAGAGCCCAACGGGCTCAGGGAACACTGGACCGTGTCTTACTATGGTAAGACGCTAGACCCAGCTTGTCGTGGCAAAAAGCTATGGCCAGCTTACAAATACCTACAGGTGCCACATAAAAATCCTAACACATCCAGATAATGAAAAGCACATCAGTCAGATCCGTGAGGATTTTACTGCAAGAGTTGACGCTTGCGGCATCCGCCCAGCCAAACTGAGTGGATTTGATGTGGTCTATACCTGCGAGCTTCCTCCAGAAAAACCTAGCAAAACAGAGTTTGTCGCTAGACATCACAAATTTGTCGAGTACAATGCTGAAAACCCTGCCGACTGGGAGATCTTCTGCGGGTATGTGGCACCAAAGATGGTGCCTAATTTCATCATGGTTAACGATCGAAGCTCGACATTCATGGGTCCTGATGGGCCGGAGATACGATGAACAAGATTAGATTCCCAATCGGTGACTGGTCAGATGATGGCCACGGAAAATGCGAGTATTTCTTCGCCACTACTCCACTTTCAGTTCAAGATGTCAGAGAAGCACATTTTTCTGCACGATCTGTAATGGGGTTTGATATAGGAGATCTGTACAAAGGATATATGGAATCGTCCATCTCGCCTGAGATTCAAGATAAAATTTCGGAAATATTACCAGATACTTCTGAATTCAAATATGATTGGGCGGAAGAAGACCTATCTCCACCAGAGAGTCTTTTCTTCCTTTGGGTCTCTCTACTCAACAAGATCAATCCGGAGTTGGCACTTACACCAATGGTATCTGATTATGAGGATATCAATTTCTATGGTCGTGACGACCAAGGCAGGCACCTCAACACTCCCGGCTACGGACTATTCGAATGAACCAGACCGAACTCAGGCGTCTCCACGAAGAAGCAAACAAAGTTTACTACCATCCCAAAATTGGTTTGTACACGGTTCATTGGATCGAGACTGGGAATAACGATATTCCAGTGATCAAGCCTATACACCCCTTAGATCTACACAGGATAATGGATCATCATGAGTAATTATCTCTTCCTTGATGTGGACAATGTCCTCAATCACTATGGGTCCGAAGAAGATTTTGATAAGTACAACATGAACTGCCTAAAGCAGCTCTGTGATTTCATCGACTTTAAAATAGTGCTGTCTTCCGACAGAAGAATGAGCCCTCGGCAGAAGACTGTAGTAAGGTCAGAGCTTAAGCATATTGGGCTGGAACTATACAGTTGTACACCTCGCATTATAGGTGGCCACCGCAAGGACGAAATTAAAGAGTGGATGAAGGAAGACGATCATTCCTGCGGCCTGATCTTAGATGACATGTCCGCCGATGAGTGTGACCCGAGATTGCCAAATCTCCTCTTTTACCGAACCGACTACAAGCTCGGCCTAACCGAGCAGGATGTTGATATCATCTTGGAGAAATTGAATGGGCTACCGCCTAGAGGTTGACGGATGGTATGATGACGGTCTCGATGGAGGCTACTATGATCCCGGCTTTAAACAACTTGAGCTATGGGAAGATATTGGAAACAAATCCACCTGTGTTTGGCATAGTTCCTGTGTTGACGGCGACGATCTAGAGGGAACCCGAGACATTCGGTCGGAATTCCTCCAAATTATGCCGAAATTCGGATTGAAGGTCGAAGACCTTCTTGATTTTGACAGCGACTGCTTGTATGATTGGGAGATTCAGCAAGCTGAATCAGGAGAACAGAATGACGCCTAAAACATCACTTGAGTACATCGAAAAGACCGCCAATAATCTTGGCGTAAGCCATATCGCCAACGAAGTCATTGGTGATGGCAGGTTCTATTTGTGGTCTGGCTCTTCTCGTAGGGAGCAACACCACTATGGGAAGCATGGGCTAGTTAGACACACTGCCGAAGTCATTATGCTGTGCTTAGCGAATGATGCAATACTTGGTTGCGGTATGAGCCATAGAGAATTGTTTCTAGCTGCATTGTTTCATGACTGTGGGAAAATGTGGGACTATGGGCCTAGCGGCCCAGAGGGCCATCCTAATTATGATACATGGGTTTCTATGCCCCACAAGCGAAGCATTCACCATATCAGTCGTTCGGCAATCCAATGGAACCTTGCTGCTGAGAAATGGAATTTGGCTAAGCCAGCAACAATTGACGATTTCGTCAAGTCGATTGATGTAGACGAAATCACCCATGCTATCCTCTCCCATCATGGGCAACGAGCTTGGGGGAGTCCTGTGGCTCCTAAGAGCGGATTGGCTTGGATGTTGCACCTATGTGATGGGATATCGGCCCGTATGAACGACTGTGATAGCTGGGACCCTTATTCAGGAGCAAAGTAGTGTACATTATTGGATCTCGGGCTTTAGCCTGCCACGCTCCGCGAAACGTCGAAGAAAAAGATTGGGACTTCGTCCTAGAGGGCGAAGCCCTCAAACAGTCTCAAGACTGCGATTTAGCTCCGCAGGAGCTTTGTACGCTGGAGGTTTGTCGAGCCTTCGGTACTGGACTCACTACAGATACCCCATATGGGGAAGCTAAGCTTCCTAGCTTAACAGCCCTAATGCTGATTAAGCGGAGCCACCTTCATAGACCCCTCGGTTTCGAAAAGAACATCCGAGACTATCATGAGATGAAATCAATCGGCATCTCATATGACAGGCTGAACCATATTGAACGGGCTAAATACGACGAACTTCTTAAGAAGCTCACCAAGCAGACTAAGGACCTATACGGGGACAGGGTTCCCTCTCTCCGCAAGTCGAAGACTGAGTTCTTTGATGACTATGTCACTAAGGTCTTCGACCACGACGAAATACATCTGGCCACATGTTACGGACCTCGTCCCATCTTTGAAAGGCTGAAGCCTTCGGGGGACGAGTCGGTGTGGTGCGATAAGTCCCTCTGGGATGGCCTAAGCCATCAGGACAAGATCAGGTGCGTAAGAGAGGAAGCTTTCGTAATCTCTCTTGAGAGATTCATTATTCCGAACTTAATCCTTGACAAACCGCATAGGTCTGCTAAAATGGCCTTCGGAATGGCAGTTTCAAAAATTTGTACGACTCTCTGTTCAGGCTGGTTCAGAGATTTCGCCATTGAAAACTGGCCTCAGGTGATGAATTACGATTTAGACTTTTTGGAGAAGTTTCATGAGTACTTTGGTAGCAGACTTAAAAGAAGCGATTGCTTCATCAACGAATGATTGGTCATCAGCGGCCTCTGAAATGTTTCATGGGAACGTTCCCGGAGACTATTACGAGATCATGCCGGAGCTGAAAGCTCTTGGCTTTGAGTTCTTCGAGGAAGATCATCATGGTGGCGAGGGTCAGGGAGACCAGTATTGGTCAGTAATCAAGATTACCAGAAACGAAGAAGTCGCCTTCATCAGGTTTTACGGGTGGTACGCTTCGTTCGCTGGTGCGGAAATGTCCCACTCTGCTGACGAGTTTACTGAGGTTAAAAAAGTTCCTGTCGAATCCTACGAATGGTACTCGCTATGAAGATCAAGGCCAAGGACCTAGTTGAGTTCCTCAACGATGTCGATCCAGACATAGTTGTTGAAATTGGTTATGAGCACTACAGTGGCCGAGAAGATGGTACAGACATTGGGTGTCCAACCATCATAGATGCCGAACTATTGGCTCTTACCTTGGAGAAATCCGGTAAAAGAGAATACACTCGGTTTGTAATTTGGGCTACCAATTACCCAGAAATCAATGGGAAAATTTTGAAAAGCACGAGAACATGATTGGCAATGCATATCAACTTGAGGGCCTCTCTATCCTAGTTATCAATAGGATTAGGGATATCTACATAGTTGCTCTCCAAAAGAGCTTAGCTGGTGTGGTTGCCCAGTTCCCCTTCGTGCCAGTCCATAAGTCAGTCATGGAAGAGTTCGTGGAGTCCGCAAGACTCATTGGGACAGGGGTTCCATCCTCTATCGAGGAAAGCTTCAAATTGTGGGAGAGATACGGGAGTGCCTACTTCACCATACCTCCAGAGGAAATATGGAGTATTGGGATATCCCTCCTTAGTGAGGGAAAGGACCTGCAGGATTTTAATAAGGGTGAATATTTCCTATTCCCACCAGTCTTCCCGACCACTAGGGACGTCCTGCCTGATTTTGAAGGGGTGGCAGGTATTGTGGATCATAAGATTGGCGAAAAATCCAGCATAGTCAGTAATTAGGGGGCGAAGCCATGAAGTTTCAGATCAGTAAAAGAGAATTGTTCGAAGTGACCCCGTCTCCTGAACTCTGCCAGTTTTGGGAGAAGGGGCCTAGGGGTGAGACGTGGTGGAAGGCAGAGAACCAATTCTTTAGCTCTGAAGCAATAGGCGGATCTCTTGAAGATGCTATCCTACACCTTATGCTAGAGATTCAGAGCATTGCTGGTATCACTATCTATGTGGGCCTAGTGGCCCGAGAGGATGGTTGGTATAAGGCCGGAACCGAAGCCCTCGAATATGAAGGCATGAGAAGAATTACCTTGTCGGAATATCTAGAAGCTCTTAAGAGTGACACCTTACTTCTTCGTGGAACTAGGATTAAGGAGAACGAATCTGAGTCTAAGAGTGTCAAAATTGGCGAAGCCTATTTCGACGGGGAACAATGTTCTATAGATGAATTCGATATTTACTTCACTACAGATCCTATCTGCCTAGAGGCGAAGCCATGCGAGGACCTAAATTCAAACTGATCCATAAGCCTACCGGCCTTACCTTCAAGCAGAAAGCCATGAGGATCAATGGCGGCATCGTAGGAGTAAACGGATGGTCTCCTAAATTCCGAGAGGAAGAGGAAGAGATGATGCCTATTCTTCTTGACAGTGGCTACCCACCTTACTACTGCGGTAAACGCTATTACCCATTCATGGAACTACTCCCAATTTCAGAGTGGGATGTTGTAGTAAAGGAAAATCATGTCGCGGAATGACTGGGAAAAATCCCCCAACGATCGAAAAGAGGAGGCATTTCATGCCTCGGATGAGACTAGAACTAGGGCGAAGCCAAAGAAGGTTGATAAGCCTTTTATTGTAGAGACCAGATACACGCAAGTCAAGTATGTGCCGCTATTCTTCCTAACGGAATGGCATGGCAACAGAAGGTATGAGACTCTTGAAGCCGCTCAGGTGTATGCCAAGAAGCTAAGCCGAGAGATCATGTCTGATCGAAGAGAAGTCAGGATCATCGATTTACGCGAGGGAACCGAGCATGCTGTGGATTAAAGACCCACTGAGGTGGGGCAAGATGTCGCTTGTCGAGAGACTAGAGGCTCTTAGGAAGCACTACTGCACTGGCCCATGCGGCCAGTCACACTCCGTATTGGCAACTCGATCGGCTACAAATATAGCCCTTAAAGAAGCAATTATGTCAATTAACTTATGGGAGCCACTCGATGACACTAAGAGAACTACTTGAACAATGTCAAAATTTGGTCGATGCTGGTTTTGGCGATAGCCAAGTCATTAAGGCATCAGATGACGATCTGATACAAAATTGGGAGGCAAAGCTTTGACTCTATACGAACTCATCAAAGATGGTCTCGATAGAGACATTATGGTATATGACATAGACTCTGACTCGTTCAAAGGTAGGATCTCTAAAAGACTTATCTGCCTACTTATAGCGATAGCTAAAAGAAATAACATAGAACCAGAGACACTATTCATAGACATAAACCAACTTCCAGAGATTATGGTGCTCCTACCATACACAGAAGCTTGGCCAAAAACTGGTCCCGGACACGTAAATACGCTATATGGGATCGAAGTCGAGTTTGTAACCGGACTAAATAAGAACGATGATGGGTCAGACGGGACATATTTGGACTTCTACAAGAAGATGGGTGGGAGTCTGGCATATGAAAGAAAAAATATCATCGTCGCGGCCAGTAAAGATAAAGCCATTTTGGGGTGCTACTAGTGAATCAGCTAACTGCCATCTATCTCGCCGAAAAGGCAAAACAAAGCCTAGCCAAAATCGGCATGTATATTCCTGAGGTTACGGTCTACAATTCAGGCCTCGACATGATGCAAGGTATCTGGCCCACTGAATGGGAAGAGATGCTCAAGTACTACAAGGAGTATACCTCTGACAAGAAGTACGTGGCAGCATATTCAGACGAGAATGGCGAGCTTCTTTACCACAAGCAGGTATATCGTCAGCCATCCCTAAACAACCAGATGTGCCTGCTCGGCTTAGCCACCAATCCGGTATCGGTAACGCATGAGGGGTGCGGGATGAAAGACTTCACTTTTACCGTGTTCCACGAAATCGCCCACGTTCTTTACGAAACTCGCGACGAAGTCACTTGCAATAGCTTCGCGTTGCTCTATAATAATCTGCTCTGGCGAGCAGGATCAAACTAAGGAACTCCCATGTCTCACGTAAGTCCATGCTTCAATTGTAAGCAACCGAGCACAAAAACTGTGCTAAAAGATCAGGTTTGGCAATGCAAATCTGGTGGGATCGTACATAGAGTTCTGGTCCCAGAACTCATAGTCAACATGTGTCTCGCCTGCGGCGAGCATACTATTGGTGGCGATGGCGATGAACAAATTACTGTGGCTCTCGAAGCCCATACCTCCCAACCATGTGGGTGCTAATATGAGAAATCACGCTCTAGCCGATTCAGCCCTACGAGGGAAAGATATCAAGTGGGCGATAGCCACTGTACTACGCGGTCCATTTGAGGGTCAGCATGTCTGTATCATGGTCGAATTTCTTGATGGGTTATGCATCTGCGATATGGGCATGACAGCAGACGAAGAGTTGCCAATGGAGATTATCCATATAAACGATCTACGACCATGGATTAAAGTAGACTCAGTAGACACTCGCAAACCTATTCGAAAATTTGGCCAACTTGGTAGGAGGCTTCGCCTCACAGTAAAAGAGAAGGGCTGGCGGAGCTAAACTCTGCTGTTACGACTATGGAAAATCCGCACATGTGGGACTATTGGAAAGAAAAGCGTGGATCTCCTTCCGAAGCATTGGAGGCGGACTATCCGAAACATCTAAAATCAAGCATACGGCTTCAGGTCGCACTTGCTCAGGTTAAAAATGGGCAAGATATGATAGATCAATTAATGAAAGAAGAAGAACAAGCAATAAGAGATGCCTACTCTTATGATGATCTTAGCGGAATCTTGGGTAGACCTTTCGGGAGTTGCGGAGGATGACACTATTTGATATGATCAAAGATTGGAGAAGGGTCTCCATAGAGAAAAGGCCAGATGATGAAGTTATACCATTCCATCGAGACATAGTCGAGAGAATGCGGGAAAAGGCTGGACCTGACGCAATCATACTATCCTTCTCTGGTGCTGAAGGTGGCTTATTTGGTGTCGGAATCATAGTTGCCTTAAATCAATCTGGTGATATAATCGCCACTGAACAAACTTTTATTTCATAAGGCGAAGCCAATGACCGGACTTTCTCCAGAACAAATCACTTCCCTAGAACGTCACCTAGAAATCTCTGATGGTGGAGCCACTTCCTTTTTACTGGAAGAAGAATCACTGCGTGATTCGTTACCGGATGGTAAAGACTACTACGAGCACATTATAAAAAATGTAGAACTCGACCGTTCGAATTCAAAGAATTCGTACATAATGTACTTGGCCGGTAAGGTCGATAAAATCGATCTCACTAAGCCATGTGCATTTACGTCTCGTGCTACTACTCTGCCAGATATCGACGTAGACTTTCCTACGGACTATCGTGAGAAAGCAATCGATTATGTCAGAGACAAATATGGGGCAGACAAAGTCTGCCAGATTACAACCTTCGGGCGGCTGTCTGGGCGTTCGGCCATTAAAGGCGTAATGCGTGCAATAGGCGGCTACGACTTTGAGACAATGGGCCTTGTTACCGAAGCAATCCCCGATCAAGCCGCAGTCTCCGACAAAATGGAAGAAAGCGGAGATGAGTCTATTATCACATGGGTCCTAGAAAACCCAGCAGCCGCTGATAAGATTAAACCTAATAGGGCTGTTTCTACATCAGAATTTTGTAGACTAGAGGACGGAGTTCTTGTAGGCGATTACGCCGATATTTTTCGCATGGCGATCGCCTTAGAGGGCACCTTTCAGAATCAAGGCAAACACGCGGCGGGCGTAATCATTTCCTCTGAGAGAGTGGCTGACGTAAGTCCTATGTGCCTGTCTAAAGACGGGGTGGCCATCGCTGCCTTCGATATGGCATGGCTGGAAAAGGCAGGGCTAGTAAAGTTCGACTTTCTAGGAGTGGACATTCTCAATAAGATTCAGGAGGCCTATGGTCCTGACATTGTGAATGTCCCTTTTACTGATGAAGAAACATGGGATGTTATCTGTAGCGGAAACACTAAGGGCTGCTTCCAGATTGAAAACCATCTAGGAAGAGACTGGGCTAAAGAAATCCGCCCACGAAACGAAGAAGAGCTTTCTGCGGTGATCTCCGTGATTCGTCCCGGTAGTTCGCCTAAGGTTTACGCAGACAGGAAGAATGGAATAGAGCCTGTAGAGGATAATGCGATCAATCGTGTTATTGATACCTATGGGGTTTTAGTATATCAGGAGACCCTTTTGAATATTGCTAAGAAACTCGCTGGCTTCAATAGTGCCGATTCAATTAAATTGATGAAATCAGTCGGTAAAAAGGATGCCAAACTCCTCTTCTCGCTCGAAGCAAAATTCGTTGCTGGCTGCGAAAAGAAGGGGGTAATTTCAAAGGAAGATGCTGTGAAATTGTTCACAGATATTAAAGCTAGTGCCAGATATCTGTTCAATAAAAGTCACGGAATTAGTTATAGCTACCCGTGTTATTGGTCAGCCTATATTAAAGCACATAAGAAGCTAGACTTCTACAAGACATGGCTTAAATACTCATCGCATAAGTTAGATCCACATGAGGAAGTACGAAATCTAGTGCTTTCAGCCAAGCTCGATAATGTCGAGATCTTGCCGCCTTCCTGTGAGTACCTCACCGAAGGTTTCTTCATAAAGGACGATGCAGTGGTCTTCGGCCTATCTCATATCAAGGGGGTCGCCAATAGGGAACTGGAGAAGCTGTTCTCACTCATGCGAACTCACGGGGTACGAGCCTCACTCGTCACCTACCTGACCGAGATCCTACCCAACGTGAACAAGAGGACCTGCGAGGCGCTGATTAACTGTGGGTGCTTCCATTACCTTGGCGTATCCCGAGCAGCCCTGTTGCACTACTACGAGTGTTTCTCTGATTTGTCTGATAAGGAACTGACTTTCTTCTCCGACAAATCGTTTGAGTCGCCTGCGGCGGCGTTGGAGGCCGCTTGTGGCCTCAAAAAGGAAGGTGGAGCCTGTGCCACCAAAGGAAGAGTCGAAAAACTCAAGATTATCCTTGAACGCTTGACAAATCCGGGTAGAATCTTACATGACCTGCCGGGGAAAATCGCGGCGTCTGAGGAGGCAGCTATCGGAATTACTCTTTCGTGTAGCTATATGGATGCTTGCTTAGCTGCGGGTATAGCAGATACCACCTGTAAAGAGATTATGAGAGGCAAGCCGGGCAAGAGGACCATCTTTGTTCGTATCACAGAGGTTAAGGAGCACATTATTAAGTCGTCAGACAAGAAGATGGCGTTCTTGACCGTATCTGATGATACGGCAGAGATAGATAATTTGGTCTGTTTTGCTGACCAATATGAGCAGTTTGGAAGATTTATGTTCGACGGGGCGATGGTTGCGATCTACGGCGAACTCGGTAAAAAGAAATCTTTCGTGATTGATCGATGTACAGAATTGTAAAAGGACTTTAGCCATGTCATTTAGTGCAGCATATTATGATGCAATTAGAAAAGATCCACCAGCTAGCCTCAAGGAAGTGCCTACCACTTTCCCCACTGAGCCTAAACAGGCGGAAGCTAAAAAGAGAGACGAAGCCATGACAATCTCTAAGATCTTAATCATCATCGGGGTTCTAGGCGAATGCTGGGTCTGGCTGGCTTACTTCAAAACCAACGTATCCAGACGACTTTTATCAAAAGTCTCCTTTGTTACTGGTTCTACTGTTCTTTTTGGTCTTGTCGGCTATTTGGCTGACCTTTATTAGGAGCGTAGCTCATGAAATTCACATTCCCAGTAAAGCCCAAAAAGCTCGATAACTGGATGATAAATAAATTGAACGGTAT